GCAATACGGGCAACCTCAACAGAACTCCCTGCGATCCCAAACATATCCGCATACACAGCTGCAGCACGTCGCCACAGGCCCTTCTCCTCAAGCTCCTTCGCTTTTTTCTCGGCAGCTTGCATCCTGATCGGATCGCTTTTTTCAACCATGCACGGAAGTACCACCTCAGGAATTTCCGCATCAGAGGCAGCCGAATAAGTAAACTGAACGCTGTTACGTGTTCGGTTTAATATCCCTTCGTCACTTAACTCTCTCAGTAACTTGCCAGCTGTAGCGCCATGCATATCAAGCGCCTCGGAAACGTCGCCAACTGCACAGTTCGGTTGGTAGCGTACAAAAACTGCCACCTGCTCTTTTTGGGTTAAGAATTTGGTCATTGGTCAATACTCGATTAATTGGTTAAACCTGCCGCTTTGCGGCGCTTGTACTCTTCCATCAACAGCTGTGCCGGAGTTGGCCCTGCCGGATGCTGCGGTGCAGCAAGCTGGCGACGAATTGGTGGAACCGACAGCCCGTTGCTTACGTGCTTTGCCCATTTGGTTAACAGCTTTTCAGCCAGTTTTTTAAGTTCCCCCTCAGTCATCTGGCGCTCAACGCCAGTTCTGCGCATTTCGATGCAGATGTGATACAGCACAGGCTGCGCCCACGGATATTTATCACTCCCCGAAAAACGATAAGACTCGTTACGCCAGCGACGATACTCCGTCATGACCCGTTCAGATGTCAGCCCGAAGGGATTAGCTCCACTCTCTGAAACGAGCGAAACAAACTCAGCGAGATCGGGGGGCCAGGTATTACCTAATGCGCAGCGCTCCATGCATTGCTGACAGACCAATTTGATCTGCGCCTCAGTCATCGAACCTATCTGAGCTATCCAGAGGGCCGTAGGCTCTGCCCCATTCTTCTGCGTCCAGCGGTTTGAGAATATTTCCCCCATCACCTGCCATAACCGCCACGCTGTCTCCGTCGCCATCAAGTCCGTTCCTGCGTCGCCACTCTGCGTGTGCAGACTGTATTTGCTGAACAGCTCGGGATGCTGTTGGTTCTGATTGAACTGCCGCATTTTGCTTTCCTCCGGTCTGTGGTTTTTGGTTCGTTCTCACACGCTGTACATGCCTGGCAAATTTCTGCTCCCACTGCACCTGAGTAAAGACCTTCCCCTCAGACATCCAGTACGACGTGAACTCTGCGAGCTCGGTAACGAGATAATCAGGATCAGGCAATGCGATCCCCCACATAGCCGCGCGCTGTCGAAACTCTCTGGACGGCAACCAGGAGCCTGACATTGTGAATTTACCGATCGGTTCATTCATGCCTTCCAGGTAACGTGGGGCAGTTGGCTCTGGTGGTGGAGCTACCCCACCGGGGATTTCTGTATGTCCTGCGCTAAGAGAGGGGTTTATTACTTTCCCTTCCGTATCCGTATCCGTATCCGTCAGTGAGGGATCATTGACCTCTCCATGAGTACTCACTGAGTCTTCACTGAGGCCTCGATGATTGGTGTTTGAATTACCCCCGACATCCTTGCCCGATTCAGTGAATTCAGGAGGAAGCGGTATTTTTGTGGCCGACGGGCGATTGATTTTCTGATGCTTAAGAAATCCTTTTATTTGGAGGTAATTAACACCACTCACTGAGTACTCACTGAGTAATCCATGAGTTATCAGTTCTAAAAGCAGCGGTTCACAATCAATCATGTCAGCCGGGAATATTTGCATCTTGAGCCGTTTAGGTGAACGCTCAAGACATCCCATATCGTTTGCGAAGTTAAACAACCCGATAAACAGTAAGCGTGCTGGAATTGAACATTCCACCACCTTCTCATCTGTCCAGAATTCAGGTTTAATTGTTCTGATGCGGGCCATCAAAAACCTCTTTTTAACCAGCATCGCTGGTGGTCATTGGTCAAAACTCGATTAAAAAAATTGCGGCGCTACGGCGCTGATGCTAGCTAGTAGTGGTCCCGCCGCGTCAGCAGGTAACATGTTGAATAAAGCGATTGCTGCTTCCCGGATCTCCTTCTCAAGCTTTTGCAGCGGTGCGCCCAGCAACTTCGCCTGATGCGCCTCACTGCATTCTTTGATCGCGCTCGCCACCAGCTCGGCTTCCGTTCTGGCGTTACTGAGTCCATGCTTCCTGGCGATCTCGATGGGCATAGCAGCGACGATTGCCCCCGATAGCTGTATGACGTAAGCGGTGTATTTCTCCGAGCCACTTTCATTTCGCAGATATCGGAATAAATTCTGCTTGTTGACTGCGATACCACGGCCCCCTTCCTTCGCCCACTGCTCGGCCACCAGCTGCGAAATCTTTTCCTGTGACTGACCGGGTAAAGTAGATTCCCACTCTCGAACTGCTGCCTGAACTGAACGGTGTTTAAAGCTGTCTCGCCGACGCACCTTAAACTGATTTTTTGTTTTCAACGGCCCAGCCAAATGCTGGGTATGATGTTGATAAGTGGCTGACTGCATGATTAAGCCTCCCTTTGAGGTAAACCATCTGTTGGATTGGGATAAAGATCAGGACGTAATTCATGTGGAATTACTTTCCAGTCCAAAACCATGCATGCGTTAAGTACCTCGGTGCTGGCAACCTGAGTACGAAACCAGACAGAAACGGTTTGTGAGTTTTTGCCCAAGCGGCGAGCCAGTTCGGATTGACTGCCACAGAGTGAAATGATTTTTTGTTGAATATGTTCTTTCATGCTTCCTCCCAATTTATAAATCACATAATTGATAAATAATTTGTCAGTGTCAAGAAAATTAATCAGTCACATCTGATAAGAAACTTTGTATGCTTACTTATGGGTTTGATTTGGATACGAACATGAACTTCGAAGAAAGACTGTTACGAGCTCTTGATGAAGCTGGGATATCTCAATCTGAGCTGGGCCGAAGAGTGGGAGTTAACTCACAAACGGTCAGTAACTGGTGCAATACAGGCAACTTTCCACGTAAGGAAAAGTTGGCGTTATTCCCCGAAGCGTTGGGTAAGCCGCTGTATTGGTTCTTTTTAACTGATGAAGAAGAGGTACATCTCAACGCGACCAGCGCAAGCAAAACGGTTTTAAACGAGAAACAAGCTGCGTTGTTAGAGGTTTTTGATCAGTTGCCTGAAGTTGAGCAAACCAAATTCATACAGTTAGCCAGTGACCGCTTAGAAGAACTCGATAAATTTATGGCTGAATTCCTCAGCAAGAGAAAAATTGAGCCAGCCCCTTCCAAAGACTAACCTCCAACGATACTGAGGCCGCTATATGCGGCCTTTTTTTCGTCTAGAACCTTGCCAATAGCACCTACAAAAACAATCAATGCAATTATATTTGTCAATTATACATTGACGACTGACATATTTATTTGTAGTCTGATTTTAGAAAATCAGTCATCAAGGCAGGACGCCCACGAAGTAGCTGCCGGCGGCATACGAAACACCGGATGAGATGACAGTAAATTACGCGCAGCAGGATTTACCGTTCCGTCAGCCAGACGCAAATGGCACCAACGAGGATTGAACCATGATCGATTTCGCACGCAAAAAAACAGGCTGCCAAGCAGTACGCCTTAACCTGTTTGAAGTTCTGGTCCGCAAGCTTTGCTATTTACTTGCACAGAAAGGCAATCCAGAGCTAAACGCATGAGCTCGTTCTTTGCCTTGATCGTTACTGTCTGTGCCCTCACCGGGGAATGCTCAGACATCATGCTCGGCGTTTATCAGACCGAGCCTGCTTGTAATGCAGCTGCCGCAGAGCAGCACGTTAAAGGAGTGTGTTACCCGTACAAACCGGCTGAAGACCAACAGCCAGCTTTCAAGTTTTAATCGAGTTGTGATCAATGGCTGTTACCAGCCCCTAAAAGCACAAAACCCGCGCAAGGCGGGTTAAGTACCCGGTCAGCCGACCAAAGCTTTCCGGAATCGAGTTTTGACCAATGACCACTACCCAAGGCGGCAATCATTAGCTGCGGGTATCTTACAACCAAAATTAAGGACCCGATATGGAATTCTTCCACTTAATCAAAGCGACCCAAAAATCAGGAAAACCTGATGCGGTTCACTGGCAGACACATAAAACGGAAGCTCGTGCAAATCTTGCGCTGGATGTTGCTCTTGAAGATGCAGAAATAGTAACGGGACGTGGACAGGAATATAACAAGCCTGTGCGAACTGATTTCCCAGTGTTCGATGATCTGCCTGAAGAAGGCGTCGTAGATTTCGAGTGGTGTAAACGATATGAACTCGGGGACGACAACCGCACCTGGTACCCTATCATGCCCGCGAGCGCTGTAAGCAACATCGGCGAAACAACAGATGGAAACGCGCTATCGATAACTCAAGGCGAACCTACCCCAGAAAACTCAGCTGGACAAGATCGCGAGGAAATATACGCGGAAGACGACAGTGTGAAGTTCCAGCTCACTACCATGCCATTCCGCATTCAGCTACTTGCACAGCTACACGCTAATGATCGACACGTATATCACATCAGTATTCCTGAACGTAAAGAGCTTTCAGCTCTAGAAATGGATATGGATAACAACTACGTGCAGAGTCTATTGCTGGCAGTTGAAAACACACCTGAAGTTAAAGCATTTGACATGCCTACACTTTGGAAGCTGACAGATGCCATTAAGAAGGTATTCCCCCAAGACAAACGCCACGAGCTGAACCTGTTTATTCAATTCACAAAAACATGGTTACGAACCGTGCATATCGATCGAGGGATTCTGACGCGCGAATGGATGGCAGGAAATCGAATTATGGACGTCAACCGTACTCCATCCGGAGCAAATGCAGGTGGCTTAATTCATTCTGACCGCCTTACACCTCAGACTTCCATGGGGCAGGAATATGAAATTTCCCTCGGGCTGATCGCCCGTCGCCGCGAGTTTGATATCTACAATCCTCCTCTTGAAGTGGATGCCGAAGCCAACGCCATAATGAACCTAACCGTGAGTGGTGGCGGCGATGTGTTGGATGAGTTTCTTGCCACCCGCGAGCTGTTCAGTTCCATCCCTGGGGGAATGGATTATTCCCGTGCCTGCAACGTTGCAACCGTGAAAACCACCCCTGAAAACCTTTGGCGTGATCATGTTAAACACCGCGAATATCTCAACCGCGTTATGACCGAAACCGACCATGCCCATCCTGATGAACTGATCGTCGATATCGCATGCGGTCGTTCCTCGATGCCAATGCCAATGGCTGGAAAACCAGAACTGTCAAAAGATAGCGTCAGCCAACAAATGGAAACCACCAAAAATGTGCAGATGGAAGAAATTGACGGTAATGAAGTCGAGAACGGTACTCCGATACAAGAAAGCGCGGATGCGACTGGAGAAGTTAAAGGCGCTGATGAAACTTGTATCGGCACAGATACGGTAGATATTGATACCGGACATCATAACGGTGATGCAGCCCCAGTCCGTTTGTTCACGCATTTGATGCTGGATCTTGAGACCATGGGTAAAAAGCCGGGCGCACCGATCGTATCAATAGGCGCGGTTTTCTTTGACCCAGCCACTGGAGAAACTGGAGGCGAATTTTACCGGGTTGTGTGCCTTGAATCTTCGATGAACTTCGGCGCCAGACCAGACGCTGGAACGATTCTATGGTGGTTGAAACAGTCACCTGAAGCCCGCTCAGCAATTCTCGTGGATGATGCGCTGGGGTTGGTTGAAGCCCTAGAACAATTCAGCGACTTTATCGCTGAGAATGCGTCCAATGGACCGAAAAGCGTGCAACTCTGGGGGAATGGCAGCTCCTTCGATTGCACAATAATTGAAGCCGCATTCGAACTCGCCGATTGTCCCTTCCCTGTTCCTCACTGGAACTATCGCGATGTACGCACCGTGGTGGAAATGGGCAAGGCTATTGGCATGAATTCCCGCTATGAAATCCCCTTTGAGGGTGATCAACATCACGCCCTGGCTGATGCCCTGCATCAGGTCAAATACGTTTCGGCCATCTGGCAACGACTGACGGCAAACTGATTTTCAATTTTCACTGTTTAATCCACCAGCCAGTTAATATTCACTGGCTGGTTATCGGAGGTGATAGCCATGCACGAACTTACACTGTCACCAGCGGAAATTGCAGAAATTACGGGCTATCGGCGTTACACAGAACAGCAACGGCAGCTGCGTTGCCACGGTATTCCATTTACCACTGATGGAAAAAACAGGCCAATCGTTCTGCGTCGAAATCTGGCACCAAATACGACTGAATTACCAAAGGTTGACGAATATGTTGCAACAGAACCTAACTTCGACGCCATTTATGGGAAGACCACGCAAGAACCCAAAGGACGCTCAGCTTCCTCCTCGGGTTACCAAAAATAAATATAGCTACGTCTGGAAGCCAAAAGGGACAAAGCTAAGCGTTACTCTGGGTAAAATTCGTGATACCAGCATGTCAAAGCTTTGGCAGCGTTATGAGGAGGAAAAGGCAAAGCGCCACGACGTCATGACTTTTTCCAGGCTGTGGGGGATGTTTCTTGCCAGCCCGGCTTTTACTGATTTAGCGATCAGAACCCAGTCTGACTATAAGCAGCATCAGAAAAAGTTACTGGCTGTCTTTGGGAACATGAAAGCCGACGATATTAAAATTGAGCAGGTCCGTATTTATATGGATAAACGCGGGATGACTAGTAAAAACCAGGCCAATCAGGAAGTGTCGAGTATGTCTCGAGTCTTTGGTTGGGGTTTTGAGCGGGGATACGTGAGGGGAAACCCCTGTAGGGGCATTAGAAAGTTCACACTCGTAGACCGCGACGTATACATACCAGATGAGGACTACTTAGCAATCTATGAAAGTGCCAGACTAGAAGTACAGATAGCAATGGAGATTTCTTATCTCTGCGCGGCGCGCGAGGGAGACGTGTTCGACTTAAAGATCGACGACCTCCGAGCGGAAGGGATTTTCATTGAGCAAAATAAAACTGGGAAGAAGCAGATCAAGCAGTGGACACCGCGTCTTCGAGCTGCGATAGAACTGGCGAAAAAGCATTTTATCCATCATTCTGCGGCAGGTTATGTCCTTCCATCGCCTTCTGGCGGGCGTATGAACAGAAAATCTTTCAACACTTGGTGGAATAATGCGAAGAAACAAGCAGCACTAAAACTAGGCCGCACTGTGCCCGGAACATTTCATGATATCAAAGCCAAAGCGATATCAGATTATGAAGGTAGCAGCAGAGATAAGCAGCTTTTTTCTGGTCATAAAACTGAGAATCAAGTGTTAATTTATGACCGAAAAATAAAAAAAACACCAAGTTTAGACTTGCCTTTCATTAAATAAAGGGCCTGCCTAGGCAGGCCCTTTTAAAAGATAAGAAAGACATCTCTGAGTTCAATCATTAGGGCTTGGCAACTATGTCTTGAATTAGACATTACAGAATTTATATGTGCTAATGTTATATTCTGTTCATACCAATCTTGAGTTACCACACTTTTAAGATTGTAGTGTTTAAGAAATGTGTCCTTAGCATCCTGAGAATGCAAAAGACCATTATTATGCCCCATTAATCTTAAGAGAAACCCTTCAAGACAAAAAGGACTTGACTGAATAATTTGAATATTATTATTTCGAGCAGCTGACACGGCCTCCTTAGGAATTGGAAGATCTGAATCAATAAACACCACTCTTCTATCAAACCCTCCAGCATGATTTATTGCGGCCATAATGGCGGATTTTGGCCCTCCGCCACCTGCCTCATCAATACGAACAGAAAATCCACTCGTACGAGTAGTCAGCAAGCGTTTGAGACATTCAGCAAATCTTTTGTCAGTAATGCCTTCACACATCAATAATTTTGTCTTTCCCGCAGTTCTCGTCGAACGCTTTGGCTTACTCATAGGTCAGGTACCCCACCGTAAGCTCCAGCCAGGTATTTAGCTGCGATATTCTCATCAACCCTTGCTTCACTGGATGGGAAATCATCCAGTCGGTAACATACACTTTTGTTAAATTTCTTTTCAGTGATTATTACGCGGTACTTTCCTAAGTAATTAATCAACTCAGGTTTGTGGCAAGTAAAAATCAATTGAGAATTATGCGGATTACTTTCTCTACTTGTGAACAGCTCAAGTATTGGTTTGACCATGTGAGGATGTAAATCGTCACCTAATTCATCGATGAAGCATGCTGTGCCCTTATTTAAGCATTGCATTATATGATGCAGCCTTAAAAAAGCACTTTGCGTACCCGCAGATTCAAATACGAATGGTAATTCAAATTTCGTACCATCCTCTTTTTCATGAATCCCAAGAACTAAATAATATGTTTCTTTTTCGCCATTAACATCAATTTTCTCCTCTTTGTCAATTGTAATATCATCAAGACCAAGATCCCATTTCCTTAAAGTTCTTTTAATTATAGAAAAGGTGTTTTGGTCCTCAAACAACTCTTCAGCTGCGGAACCAATATCTTCGTAATCATAACTACATCTGCCCATTGCATTAACGTTGGACATACTACTTAAATTATCTGCAATCTCAACAGCCAAAGGAACACCTACACGCCTTGCTGCAGAAATAATGCTCGTGTTAGGTGGTGTTCTTTTCCCTTCTGCTAAACCTAACGGAAATATGTTTTCTTTTTCTACGTAATCGTATTTTATTTTTCTTATAAAATCTTCAACTTCTTTATTGCTTATTTCTTGTGCATTTCTTTCTTTTATTTCATTGTCAAACTCAGAGATCTTTCTCTTGAAAATATATACATTTTTATTATTTTCATTTTTTACATATAACTCTTCTTTGATAACAAACTGATCGCACGCCACAAGTTTGTAAGTGTAAACCTTTCCATCAAGTGTAAAGCATATTTGCACTCGACCGGGTTCCTTATAAGGACGATTAATATTAAGAAAAAGATAATCTGTAATTTTTGCGGGAATAGACCAAAAGAACCAACTCAAAAAAGACATCGGTTTCAACAATGTTGTCTTCCCGGAGCCGTTGGCCCCCATAATTGCCGTAATTAAATTGACTTTCTGTCCATCAACCTCGGTCCAAAGCTCTTTTTTATTGTCCTTACCTGTAGTGGTAAGGTCAACAAGCCCCCCCTCGTTCTCGAAACTTCCAATGTTTTGCACTTCATACCAGAGAATTGCGTTGCTCATAACCCCTCATTTCATACAAAAAAACGTACAAAAACGCTATGTATTGAGTCTAACTGAGGGAGGGAGCATATCAAGTAAAATAATACTTAAAGGCACAAATTGTTAAGGAATGCGATGAAGAAATATAGTATGAGAGGAAAATATAGAGATGACTTATGTGACATGCGTATACCAACAAAATATACCAACACAATACCAATAGCCCAAAGCAACAAGGGGTTACCTTTCGGTAACCCCTTGTTATGTTTGGCGGAAGCGTAGAGATTCGAACTCTAGAACCCTTTCGGGTCGCCGGTTTTCAAGACCGGTGCCTTCAACCGCTCGGCCACGCTTCCGGTATGGGGCGCACTATAAACACCTCCGTACTTCGTGTAAAGCATCAATGTGTTCGTTTGCTTCAAAAATAGCCAAAACGATGTTAATCGGTTGAAATAACAACGCATTGACTATTTTGTCAGCACAAAATAGCCCGTTTCCGGCTTAATGCTTTTTGATGTACATGTCCTTCGTGAAGTAATAACCCAGTTTATCCGGCGTAAATCCACCCACCCAAGGTTTAATTAAATGCGTACGGACGTAGTGATACACCGGAATAGCGGGCACATCCTGGCCCAACAGGTCTTCCGCCTGCTGGTAGAACTTGCCGCGCTCCTCGGTGGTTTTCGCTTTCGCCGCATCCACCAGCGCCTTGTCATAGGCCGGGTTGCTGTACTGGCTGGTATTTTCGCTGTCGCCGGTGCGGAAATTGTTCAGGAAGGTCGCGGCGTCATCGTAGTCGGCAATCCAGGCGTAGCGCACGGCATCAAAATTGTGCGTGTGCATGGTGTCCAGCATGGTTTTCCACTCCTGATTTTGCAGCTTCGCTTCCACGCCGAGATTTTTCTTCCACATTGAGCTGGCGGCGATGGCGATACGCTGATGGGATTCCGACGTGTTATAGAGCAGATTGAAACTGAGCGGATGGCTGTCGTTGAATCCCGCTTCGCTGAGCAGTTTTTTCGCCTCTGCGATGCGTTTGTCGATTGGCCAGCTCGCGTACTCCGGCGCCTTAAGTTTCACGCCGCCGATGTCCGGCTGACTGATCACCCATGCCGGGCGCTGTCCCTGCCCTAATACTTTCTCGGCAATAATGTCCTTATCCAGAGCCATGTTTAACGCTTTACGCACGCGCACGTCGTTGAACGGCGGTCGGGTGGTGTTGAATTCGTAGTAATAGGTGGCAAGCTGCGGGGAGACATCCAGCTCTGCGCCCAGCGTTTTCTTCAACTGGGCAAACTGGTTAATGGGCACCGTATAGACGATATCAATCTCACCCGCTTTGTAGCGGTTTACGTCCGAGGCTTCAGAGGTGATCGGCAGATACGTCACTTTATTGATCACCGTGTGGGCGTTATCCCAGTAGCGCGGGTTACGCTCAGCAACGATACGTTCGTTGACCACCCACTGTGAGAGTTTGT